GCAGGGAATGGATCATTGGCTATATAATCTATAGCCTGTGTTTGCGGGACAGCTCTTCTAATAACTACAGTTTCACCCGATGCAGGTGTATTGCCTGATGTAAATGTAACATTTCCACCCGAGGCATCTCCTGAACCACTAACTGTGTAGTGTGTAGTTATAGTTTTAGTTGTTTCAGTTCCAGTTGAAGAACGTATGATAACTTGAAGATCAGAGTCAGCAAAAATTTTAAAAGTATAGGCAAAAACTGTAGTAGAACCATTACCTGAGTAGGAGTTTTTTACTGTAGTTGAAGATACTGTCATTACTAAAATCCTTTAAATTGTGTTGATGGTTTAGTCAATAAAAATTCTTGGTTATAGTCTCTTTTCATCCTATTTTCTATCCTTCTCAATGTTCCAGGAGACATGGTTTCCATTATTTGATAACCAATAAGATAATCAAAAGCAGTCTTTAGATAAAACAAATTCATAAAAGGTATACTTTGACTAACAGCTCTGTAGGCAGTTCTCCCTGCTTTACCACCTTCACCTCTTATACCATATTTAATTGCTTGAACAAGATCAAATGCAGTCAAAGGAACTGGTCCAGCTAATTGTCCTATAATATCTCCACCACCTCTTGTTTCTTGAAATAAAACATCACCATAAATACCAAGACCTCCACCTTGTAAAAAAGCAGCCATAACAGATTTAATTTTTGTTGGGTCTCTTGGTGATCTGCCTTTTAATAAATCTTTTATTGTCATTGATAAATATCCTAGTAATCCCGAAGTAACTATGATTGCTCCCATACCAATGATACCTCTTTGTAAATCTTTATTTGATCCTTTAAAATAATCTGCTTCTCTACCTAAAGTTTTCATAACAATAGAAATTGGAAATGCTTTAAATTGTCCTATAAATCTTATAGCTTCTCCAGCAAATGTTCCTGCTAATTTATTTTGAGTCATAGTTGCTCTAACTCTTGCATCAGGTTCTATAACAGCATAAATTGATCTATCTAAAAGCATACCTGAAACAGATGCTTTAAATTTATCTTTTTCTATACTTATTTCTCTAGCAGTTAAATCATCAATGCCTGTAATTTTTTTAACATCAGCATCAGATATTTTATCTAATAGACCTATGTTAATAAATTCTGTACCATCATCTGCTTTTTCCATAGCTGTTTTTCTTATAATATTCCATTTTGTAGAATTAATATTGTAAACTTCAAATAAACTTTTTAGTTGTGGACTTAAAGAATCAAATGATAAATTTTTTTGTTTTGCAAAATAATTAGCCATACCTAACATAGCACCTTCTTTTAAAGTGTTAGTCCACCATGATAGTAAATTGACTTTGAAAAAAAATCTTTGTGCTTTTGTAAAACCTTTACTTAAATTATCACCTACCTGATACCTTCCTGCAATATCATAAATTGTATTGTCAGCTATAAAACCAAGCATTTCAGCTATTTCTTTTTTTTGTTTTGTATTTTTTATTCTACCCAAACTTTTTAATGCTTCTGCCATTCCACCTAAAAATGATCTACCTTGATACCTCATTTCAGAACCATATAATCCTATGTCAGCAGCAGCTGAAATTGTAGCACCTCCTAATTTTGCCATAGAAGATAAAGCTCTTGCAATTGCAGAATATTTTGCAACACCAAAATTTTCTACTGTGTATATAGAACCATCTACAACTGATAAAAATTTATCAAATTGACCTGACGATACTTTATCTTGATTTCTCCCTTCAGAAATCATCCTTTTAGCTATAGCTTTTCTAACTTTTTCAAAATTTTCTCTTGGCTTTGTACCTAAAGTATCCATGATACCCATGTTTCTTCCCGCAGTTTGTAAACCTGAAAAAAATGATTCTTTTAAATTACCTACACCAAATACATCGTTATAATCAAACCAATCGTCAGCAGTTTTAAAATGTAAAACTCTTTTAAACTTAGATGATTTTGCAACATCTTTTGTTGCTCTTGCTCCATAACTAAAATCTGCACCATCTGATCTTAAATTTTCGTTTTTTACAAGACTATTGTAAGCAAATAACATAAATTGATCAGTGTCATCCACACCTGCAAATGTTCTTTCTTGATCTAATTTTTCTAAAACAAAATTTTTCCAAGCTGTAAAATTTTTATTGTAATTTATATCAGTGCCTTTTAAATTAGGATCAACTTCTATTTCATCTAAATTTTTTCCTAATTTTTTTGCAGCATCTCTAATAGAATATGGATCATGAGATTGTCTAACAATATAACCCCAAAGTTTTTGTATATTAGCACCACGATCATTTAATTTTAATCTTATTGTTTCAGAATACTCTTCCATAATTTTAGCTAATTTTAAAATATCAGGATTAGTCTCTTTTACTGGTGGTTCTAAACCTGTTAATTCTTCTACATAAGTTTTCTTTTGATTTAATTCATACATGGTTCTAACAACTCTTCTTTGAGTTTCTTTATCCATTTTATCAAACATTACTGTTACATTATTTTCTCTAAGTTTTTGATTAAAACCTGCAATAAGTTGATTTACACTTGCATGTTGTTGAACTGATACAGCTGATCTAGCACCTGTTACTCTTCTGTTTGTTCCCACTAATATTGATATTAATCCTTCTTGTGGATTATCGTTAAAATTATCTAAAATATATTCAACATATTTTCTGCCTTTAATTTCATTTTCTAAAGCATTTCTTTTATTTATTTTTTTTTCTAATTTTATTTGCTCTGATACTTCTTGTGCAACTTTATCAACATTAATTTCATCAATAGATGAAATTCTTTTTTCAGCTTGTGCTATTTTAATTTGATTAATAATCTCATCTTTTTTAGCTGCTTTTATAGATGATTTTCTAAGTAATTCTTCTACTCGTAGTAAACATTTTTTTGACATACTTACCTACCATTAACACAATTTATTGCGTCTCTTATTATTTCATCTAAATCTTTTGATCTTGTATTAACTTCATCAAGTTCTTCTTTAGAAGTTTTTGTTTCAATATCATCATCTATTAATATATCTCTTGATTTTTGATTATCTTTTATTGCATTTAACCTTACTTCTAAATTATTATTTTCAATATCAATATCAGATGATTTTTTGTTTGAAACATTTTGCTCAACAGTATTTAATTCTATTTTATCTACTTCTGATTGTGGTTTGCTTCGTACTTGAGAAGTAGCTACTATATCTTTAGAATTTTTTAAAACAGGATCAGCACTAACCACAGGTGAAACATCAACTGGTTTTTCTAACAACAAATCATTCAAAGATTTTTCTAATAATAATTTTCTTGTTTCAGGATTTGTTCTTTCTAAATCTCTCATGATCCTTGAATTTTCAGGATAATATTCTTTATATAAATTAAGTTCTTTATCAGGTGTACCTGCTTCTTTCATTCTTTGTTTAAATTTACTAGCAGTTCTTAAGTCTTTTAATTTACCAGCACCAACGTGAAGTCCGCCACCAAGAATAGTACCAAAAGTAATATTAAGTAAACTATCAGCAAGACCATAATCAGCTTGTACTTTTTGTGCAACACCATACACAATAGGTTCTACAAGTGTAGCACCTACAGCACCTTCAACAACACCTCTAGTGGCTCTTGCTCTTGTAAAGCCTTGTCGTGCAACAAGACCAGCAAATCTTGCTTGACCAAAGACAGGTATAAAGGAAGCTGCAACATTTATAGGATCAAAAAGAGATACTCCTAATCCTGTAGCAAATTTTAATGCAGTTACGCCAATACCTTTTGGTCCTCTTTCAATAATGCTTTGTCTTTGTCTCTCTTCTTTTTTTTCTTCAACCATTATATCTACAACAGATTGAAATTCATCTTGTTTAAAAAACAAACCAAGATCAGCATATTCTTTATTAAGTTCATCTCTTGAGACACGATTTTCTTCTTGTTTAAGAGCTTCGTTTCTAGCAGACTCCATATCATAAAAAGTTCCAATAGATGAAAGAGGATTAAAATTCCAGTTATCTGCCGCAACAGCTCCTAATGTTTCTCCTAATCTAACAGAGTATTGATCGTAACCTGTCTTTGCAGCTGTTTCATTTATATTTAATCCAAAACCTAATTGTGCCATTAACCTCTGCCTTCTCTTTCTTGTTTTGCTTCAGTATTACGTCTTACATCGACATCAATATCTTTATCTGTTCCTGGAATATTTAAACTTGTGTCGTTAAAGTTAAATTCTAAATTTTCTTTATCTTTGTTTACTATTGGACCAAAAGAACCATCGTTAAAAACAATTCCAAAAATAATTCCTGTGCCGTCTGCTTTATTTCTCCACTCACCAAAATTTTTCATCTGATCTCTCATAGCTTCATTAAGTTCAACTTCTGTAACATCTCCTACTAGTCTTTCACCAATATCTAATTCCTTAGATTTTTTTTTGTCTAATATAATT